TGTTTGTCCTCCGGTGGGTGCACTAGTCCAGTTTGCTCCGAGTGAAGCGGTTGTCCAAACGTGTACATTGTTGAAGCGCGAGTCGTTGCCTGCGGCGGCCTGTTTGGCTTCCGTTCCTAGCGTGCGGAGAGATGCCTTTGTAGCGAGGCCGTCCTTGTTCGCCGAAGCTATGTTGGTATCGTCGATGCTTCCGTTCGCCCACGCCCTGATTGCGTTTAGATCGTTCGCAATCTTGGGGTCCTGGGTCTTGTCGGGCTGGTTGAGTTCTGGCGTCTGAAGTGCGAGTTCGGTCATCGAACGTGACCCCATCTCGTTCCGCGCTTGATTGCACTGATAGCCGTCTGTCCTACTCCCAAGGAGTCGGCGACTGCCTGTTGTGTCTCTCCCTCGCTGAGCCTTTTACGGATCTCCCGTATGTCGGTTTCACAGAGGCGTGCTTTCGGGTGGCGCTCACCTCGTCGCAAAGCGTCTGGCCGTGTCTGCGACATGTGTCGCCCCTTCCGCACCATGTCTCGGAGATTGTCCTTCTGGGTACCAAGAAAGAGGTGCTCGGGATTTACGCACCGGCGATTGTCGCAGTGATGGCACACGTAGAGTCCTGTAGGGTCTCCTTTGAAGAGGCGATAGGCAATCCGGTGGGCGTACCTGTTGTGCCCAAGCACCCCGTAACCGTTGCGTAGACCACCAGCCCATTCCCAGCATCCGGTAACCGGATTACGGGGTTGCGCTTCAATGATACCTCGCAAGTCGTCGTCTGTACGCGGTCGAGGACCCATACGTGTCATCTGAGGCTCCTATGACTTTCTGAAAGTAATCATGTGTGTAAAAGAATCAACCTCGAATGGGGCGCTCGTGTTGTTGCCGAAACCGACGCTCCATGCGCGTGATACTCCAAGTGAATAGAGGCGTGCATCGCGTGTCGTGGATGCGCCACCGAAAATCATCTGCTGCCCTTCGAATATTTCACCACCGAACTTCTGTTCTTCGTTTTCATTGCCGAATATCTCTTCGCCCTCACTAAAGTTGACTGGAAGGTTTTGGTTGGTCTCTGGTTCGTTCGCCACTACACCGGGTTCATAGGTTCCCGCGTTTGAGAAGTCGCGAGCTATGATGGGGATTATTTCTCCCGACCCATCGAAGTGTATTTGGCGAATTCGCTTCTTTATGTGTGGCGTCTTGATTCTGTGCCGGAAAATGAACATAAAGAAGACTTGCCAGGGCCCGAGCCAGTAAGCGGCCAAACCGTTTGCTCCCGCGTAAGGTTCACCGACATCCGTGTATATGTTTGGAACGAATGCGCGAACTACGCCCTTTCCCGTTCCTGGAGTGCAAGCGTAAAGGTTCGTTTCACCGCCTGGCTCCCAGAGAGCCCACTCATTTGCCGCAAGATCGTGTAGCCACCATGACTTAAGTTGCACGTCATAGTCGAGTGTCCGGTTGTTCGTCGGACTGGCACCGGCAGCATACGACAGGTAATAGTGATTGTTGAAATATTCGCCTGCTGCGTTTTGCCGCTCTGTCGGATTAATTTCGAGGATGCTTGGCCGCACTTTGTAGCTCATCTCGTGCAGGTGCGTACCTTCCGTCAGGTATACGCCTTGATCTGCAGTCAGGAAGAACGTGCCCATCGCGGTCTCAACAATGCTCCTGTGGGAGACGCAACCGATATTGTCGGCAAGTCGTCGGTTAGCGCCCGTTTGCAGATCGTTAACGATCCATGTCTTGTTCTCCTTGAATACGACTAGATAAGGTCCGACCAGTCCGATTCCTGTTATCGAGTAGCCATCAGCACTATCGAACCTGACGACGTTCGTCTTCGGCCATGAACTCGGATCGCCCTGTCCTCCCGTTTCTCCGGTGCTGACAATGTCGCTGAACCAGACTGCCGAAGGATCCCCGGCGACGCCTGTCATCCATATGCGGTTGCCAGCGAAGATCATCCACTGGCCGTTAGGGACGTGGGGTGAAGTTGCGTAGTGTTCTTCGTCGTTCTTGCCCGTCCAGGCTTTTACTTCGCCTGAGCCCGACCAGTATTGCGGAGCATCAACACCGTTGACCATGTACACAGGTCCCTGGCCAGTGACAGCGACCGTCGTCGGGGCTTGCACCATTGTCCATCTCGCTGTCGCGTTGAAGCCCGACCCGATCTGAGTAACCGCACCCCCGGACGCGATCGAATAAAGCTTTCCGCCCCCAGCAGCGATCAACCACTTCGTGCCGCCTATGGTTGCCGGGAAGATTGAATGCAGTGCAACTGCGGGAGGCGAAGCGGTAAGGAGAGTCGATCCGGTGCGCTTACGGATAGCGCCTCTCGTGGTAGCTCCTACGTTTAGGCAGTCTCGGGACTCGTTTTCTTCCAGTGTGTATGGACTGTCGATCGTGTTGAGACCACCAACGAACCCCTCACTCATGAAGGGCGTCCCTCGCACGCTATAGCCCCATTGCTCGGCTGCCACCCCAAGTACCGCTTATAAGCCGGGGTCGGTCGATTATGCGGTCTTGGACGTCTGAGGCATATGAGTCACGATCTTTTTCGTAGCGTCCTTGATGGAATTGTGCGGCTTCAAAATCGTCTTCTGCTGCGAATGCTCGAGCGAGCGCACAGTCGGCCAAGAGTTGTAGATAGTCCTGGTTGAGTGCGGGTACGTCCGTATCGTTGACGAGTGCTGCGGGGCGTTGCATGTACCGCATAAGTAGAGGGTCGGTACTGTCCGGACCTGGGTATAGCCACAACTCGTTTTGGTAGAGCGTGTAAATCTCTGGTGGACCTGACACCAGTGCTGGTGCGGTTAGGTCGAACTGTTGCTGATCTACTGGTTGTAGTCGTGACGAGAGGAGTTCGTACACGATGTCTTGTACGCGTAGAAAGTCTTCCGGTAGCGTGTACTTGTATTGGCCGGGGACCATGATGATCGTTTGGGTTTCTTGAAACTCTGGAGCCTCAACTTCGCGAGCGAGATCGCGCTGTGCTTCGTTCACCCATGCCTTGATGCGACCACGGTTAACCTGTGGTCCGTCGTTGAAACCGTATTGCAGGACCTCTCCGACGATGTCTGAGAACGTTTCAAGCATCTACGCCACGTGGAAGGTAGATCCTGTCCTGGGTTTGGAGGTCCTTTCGCATCGCGTGATGCAATCGTTCCCCCACCTCTCCAACCTGCTCGCTGAAAGCGTGCTCTTTCTCTCGGTCAGCTTGGTCGTCGAGGCGTTCGAGCTCGCTGGCCAGATCGTATTTGGGATCAGCGATCCGCCGGATAACCTCGACAACCTCAGGGGTGAGCTCGAGCGTCGTGGTGACGGTGTGCTTCCGGTTGTCTTGGCCGAGCTGATAGATCCTGAAATAGCTTCCGTCCTCACTCCAGTCCACGCCGAGTGACGACTCGATCTCACGGATCCGATCACAAATGTTCATGACATCCGCGTCGATCTCTACGAGGCGACCACCGCGACCGGCGCGGACTTGGGTGAGGGTGGCGCGCTGCATCAGCGTCCGACCGCGACCACTTTGACTGTGATCGTGTGCACGTCTGCTTCGCTCGCGACCTCCTTGAGCGCTTCACCTTCGGCTTTGTTCTGAGCGTAGAGCTGCAGCTTGCCGGTTTTCGTGATTTTCGTCGGATACCCAGTAGCACCCGCGGTAGGGGTACCGACATCTGCGAATGCGCGATCGAGGAGTCCGTCGGGGAGGCCGAGCTTTGCTCCTTCGAGTTCGTAGCCGCCTGTCGGGTATTTAGTGTCCAGGGTGACGTCGGTGAGTGTGAGCCACCGGCCGCCTACCGACATCTTTTCGGGTTGACCATAGGTGAGAGCCATGGGGCACTCCTTGATAGAAAGAAGAAAGCTCCCCCGAGCAGCGTTGACTCAGGGGAGCTTCAGGATCAGCGCGGGTTGTCGTCCGTGCAGTATTCGAGACGGCCGGTCTGGTTCGCGGCGCTGGTACCGAGCGTCGCGTACCACTCGTACCATGCCTGCCATACAGCGCTCGAGCGGCCTGTCCCGGCGTTCTTGAGCTGGAACATGCTGCCGTTGTCTTCATCCCTGAGGAATCCTGGCTGTGACAGCTGATACCACTTGAGTGCTGCCTTGCGGAATGCGAATACGAACGTCTTGGGACAGTCGTCGTCCTTTACGACTGGGACCTCGTCCACCATGATGGCTGTGTAACCACCGTGGATTTCGACCGCCTTCGCGTCGTTCATTCGCTTCTGCGACGTGTACTGGTTAGCGAGACGCCGACGGATACCTCTCGTGGTGAGGTACGTGTCGATGTCTCCCTGGCCGATCTCTCCGATCTTGTCACCTAGCTGGATGAAAAGGTCCTCCCCGGCTACTGACAGTTTCGTGAGGGACGTGCCCGCTTCGAGCGTGTTCCCGTCCCAGAACGAGTTGCCTGACGCGGTCGAATCGATCGAGTGCAGGGTCCGTTCTTTTGCGCTGATGTTGCGCAGGCCGTCCGACTCGTTGCTGCGATCCCCGCTGACGTACACGCCGAACGTGTTGTCGGTCGTGACGGTCGCTTCGACGGTGATCGTGCCGCTAGCAACGTTGCGGCCGGTTACTTTCGTTGCGACTGCACCTGTGCTTGTTTCGCCGTTGGACTTCTTGATGATGTCTACGAGCATCCCGATTTCGATGTACTGCACATCGAACGGGGTGCCCATCACGACGGTTTTGCTCGCTGTTGTCGTGCCGCACGCGCCGAGTACACCGGTGCCTTCACCGAAGGCTTGGCGCTGCAAGC